GTCTTTGGTCTGATCGTCATAACCTTCCATTACTAATAATGGTTGTGAAGCAACGTGCAAACTATGAATTAGGTCAGCCTGACGCTGAAAATGTGCCAAATTTAAGTAAGCAATGTCTAATAGGGGTGGCTTACTCGTTAATGTGTCTGTTTTTCCAGAATAAATAGTTACTAAAGGTATTTCACCAAGGGAATAATCACCTGATTCGACTATTTCAAAGTCAGTATCGTTTGCAGGAGAGTCAAAATTACCTGCAAATGTATTGTCTTTAGTGTACATATCTTTAGTTGTCTCTTTTTTCCGATAGATTCGATATGCTCCAGGTTCTATGACACGTACTTGGTCATATACTTTTTCACCAAACTCACCGTCTGCTATCACTGCTTTTTCGGCTATTCTTACTTGCACTAAATTTCCGTAATTTACTTCTCTATCTAATCGCCAGCCATAGATGTTTTCGGGGTCTATTTCTATCCAATAAGGTCTTCTGTTTAGTTGTCTTTCTTCTGCAAGACTTTTTGCTCCTGTTGGTGCAGGAAAATCTACTAAAACGTGGCTATGACCGTAGGTTAAAGAGCAAATAATATTTCTTCTAGCGTATTCATCTAAATCTGAGCCACAGCCATCTACGTCTTTTGCAAAAACATCTGTCCAATATGGATCACCTACTAATGTAATAGGTTTTCTAAGGATTAAACCTGTGGCAGCCCTGACTAAGCGTTGGGTGTAAGGAGAAAATACAGCTCTGTTTACTCTGGCTAAATATGCGTCGTAATCTTCACGGGGTTCTAATGGTAGAAACGCTTGTGAATTGTCACGCAAATATTCAGTGCCCAGAGTAACGGCTTTCATTATTTCCCACCCTTTTACCTGATCTAATACAGCACGGGTGCGTGTAAAAGGATTGTCGGAACCTCCTAAATAAGTCTGACTGACAATATTGGTGCGAAGAGCACCAGGTACGCTGTAGGTCACAGGTTTAACCGTTATTTATTTGGACAATTAAGCAGCACTGGTTACTGCACCTGAAGTTTGGAAACCTACGCTTACTGTTTGTAGATCACCAACAGGAGTACCAAAGTCTGCACTGGTGACTACACCACTGAAACTGATCTTTTTGCTTCCTGATGTATCAAGAAATAACTCGAATTGTGCGTCTCCAGCATCCTCAGTTGTTAGGACATCTGTTAACAATTCGTTAGTTTCGTCTCCGCTAGATGCTGTGTATAGAAACTCAATAGATCCCGTTCCAGAGATTAGTGATCCGATGTAGCTTCTGGATGTTGCTCCTTGGGCAGTGCAATCTAAAGTATCTTTAGTTAGGCTTAGGTTCCAGTTTGTTGTGGACGCAATAGCGGCTGTAGTGCCAGTAGCGTTTTTGAATTTTACGGAACCTTCTTCACCACGGTAAAATGCCATGACTTATTTAGAAGATGGAGTATTTGTTTCAGTGTAACTGGTACTCTTCGCTTTTACAGTGCTTTTTGTAGATACTTTTGGTTTATTCGCTAAATAAGATGCACATCTAGGATCCCATAATGCAGGATTACGTTTACCTTTTACGGCCTCAATAGCGTCGAGCATCTCTTCTGTAAAGTCCATACTTACCACTTAGTTTTATTTGCCCAGTATGCTGCACTCATCTTTCCTTTTGCAATATTGGCAGCATGTCTAGCTTTAAATGATCGTCTTCTTGCCTTATCTTTTTCACTTTGGGGGTTTTTTCCTGCACCACTAACGCCTTGCTGTCCAAAACGTATTAATTTTACTTGATCTCCTTGCTTTGCTAAGACTGCATGAGACTTGGTTGCATGACCAGGTGTTCTTTTGGGTTTGTTGTACCCACTAAATTTTTCTTTACCTCTTGTAACTGTCATTTTTTCCTCTTTTTAGCGGTTTTTGCTGCTTTTTTGAAATCTGATGCCTTTGGAGCACCTTTACTGCCAGGTTTTCTCATCTTTTCTCCGCTACCAGCAGCAATACGTTTTTTCTTCGCATTAATATTAGCGTAAAGACCTTTTTTCTTTTGAGGCATAAGTCTTAGTAAATTCTATAGTCAGTCTGACCTAAAGTTTCAGGTTTTGCCAAGTTAAATTGTTGTAAACATAGATAGCCGAAAGCATCAAAAGCGTGGTCAACACCAAGATTTTTATTTGGTAGTCCTGTGTTGGGAGCATACGTTAAAGTTCGGAGTGATTTTATTAGATGTTTGCAACGGGGATGGATAAGTGTTCGACGTTGGTTAGATGCGTCTAGTAGTGCGGTGTTGACTGCGGTTATTTTGTCTCGGACTTTCCAGGGTGCTTTTGGTGCGGATACTCGAAATCCGCTTCTGCGTAAAATGCTGTGGTCTGTTGCTCCGACTCCTGCTGTTTTTCGTGCTCCTCCTGTGGGGTCAGGGCAAGCAATAATTCTACGGTCCACGCCATATCTGCGGGTTACTTCTTCTGCGAAGTCCCAGGTTGTTGCACCTCCCGTCATTATTATTTCGTCGAAAACGTAGAGGGTGTCGCTGTCTCGTACAGCACAGATTCCACTCATGGGATCGACGTTGAAATCTACTCCTAAAAGTACGGGCAGTATGGAGATGTCTTTTGCTTTGGTGGAGATGTTGTCGTCTCCGAAGGAAACTGCAACTAATCCTGTGAGATTTTCAAAGCTTGCTTCAAATTCTTGTTTGAAAGTGCGGGGGTCTAGTTGTGCTCTTGCTGCTTCTACTTCGACTGCTGGTACGTTGCCCCCTTCGATTGTGGTGTAACTCCAGCGAACCCAGTCTCCTGTTTTATCTTCTGGGACATAGCACCATAAGTCGTAAAACCAACTTGCGGTTCCGTCGGGAGTGCTGATGAATAGTGTCCAGCCTTGTTTGTCTGCGAGGGCAGGTCGGATTACCTCGAACCAGACTTCTGCATCCATGAAGGCTGCTTCGTCTAGGACTACTCCTGCTAGACTTCGGCCTCTTAGGGCGGTGGCGTTTTCAGTTCCCTTTAGTTCGATTAACGATCCATTGGTTAGTTCTATTTTTAGGTCGGATTCGTGTTTGCTTTGGATCCATTCGGGAGGTATTAGGCGTTTCATTTCTTTCCAGGCGATGTCTTTTGCCATGCGGTAGGTAGGGGCACAGTAAAAGTAGGTTTCGCCTGGTCTGTTTATTGCTGCTCGGAGGAGTTCGATGCAGGAGAGGTAGGATTTTCCGAAGCGTCTGCCAGCTACGAGGACTCGGAATCGTTTGTCGCTGTTGAATACTTCCCCCTGTGCCCAACGTAGAGATAGGTTTTCTTTTGTTGCTGTGGTCATGTAGTAAAGAATAACGCTTTTTTGCGTTTGTATCTGGGGAGTATCGACTATTTATGGGATTAGGGGGTATCATTTCTTTAGTAGTACGAGTTTCTGCCCGTGGCTGAAGCGATTTATAGACCAAATGTTGATAGTCCTAACGCTCCATTGGGAGGGAAGGTTTATGGGAGAAGGAATCCTGATATTGTGATTGAGGCGAGGAGACAGAAGTTGTATCGGAGGCAGTTGGAGGGTTTGACGACTAGGCAGCTTGTTATTGATCACTCCAAGAGGGAGAATATTGGGATTGATACGGCGTGGAGGGATTGGAAAGCTGTGAAAGCATGGAATGATGAGGATTGGGAGAAAGAAAGGGAAACAATGTTGGCACGTTTGCAGGGTATGAGGATCAGGTTGTATGAGAAGGCTGTGAGGAAGGGGCAGTTGCAGACAGCAGCACAGATTTTGGATTCGTTGGGAAGAGTGATAGGGGAGAGTGTTGAGAATGTGAACATTAACGCTCCACAGCTTTCGATAAGTGTGGAACCTAAGAGTGATTCGTAGTGTAGTAGATAAGATTGGAGGTTTGTTTGTGTACAGATCTCCAGAACCAAGACAAGGTTACGCTAGATTTCTTGAAACCCTTCCCTCCCGTAAGCTTAGACAGTTAGCGGGTACTAATTCGCACTGGGCTAAGAAGAAATTGGTGGCAAAGATATTGACAGAAATGGATTAATAGTGTAGTATAAGTATGTACTACATAAGTGCTTAATTTGGCCGTAATTATCTAGGTTCGGGGTCTTACGTTTTATAAAAAATTTTCCCGCTACCCTCCCCGTCTTTTTTCCTCCTCGGCTGTCCTGTGGAATATTACTTCGGAAGTTTTTGGCTCTACTGTCTGCTGTTCCTGAATACTATCTTATCTTTTTTGTAGATTACGTTTTCTAATTTTATTTTGTAAATATTAATGGGCAATAAAAAACCTGCACAAGGCAGGCAAAAATAATTTTTTATTTTTCTATTAGCTAGGCATTAAATAGGAGCTGCAATAGGTGGGAGTGTTTTTGTTTAAACAGTCCTGATAATTTTTTTGATCTTGAGCACTAACTAACGTTCCAATAATTAGAAACATTCCTGCAGTAATTATTGTCATAGTATGAGGCTTGTTTTTAATTTGGCGGGCTGTTGCTTGGGTTGTTTGGTGTTTCATTTTTAGTTGTTGGTAGTGTTTACAGGTAACGCAATGACGAAGAGACAAAAATTAA